CCAGTAGAACCTGTAGGTCCAGTAAAACCTCGAGGACCTTGATTACCTAAAGGACCAGTATCACCCGTAGGACCAGTAGGACCGGTAACTCCTTGAGCACCGGTAGGACCCGTGGGCCCAGTCGAACCTGTAGGCCCAGTAACTCCTTGAGCTCCCGTAGGACCTGTAGGACCCGTGGGCCCAGTCGCTCCAGTTGCACCCGTAGGACCAGTCACTCCAGAGGAATACGGCAACGCATTCCACAACAGTGAACCGTTACCGACCTTGAACTTTCCTGTGTCAGTTTCAAGGCCCATTTCGCCTTCGGCAAGCAACGGATTGCTTCCCGACCAATCTCCTGATGTTCCTCGACGGAACTGAACTTTGACAGCCATTAGCCTGAAACTCCTCCGCAATCAATTACAGGAGCTCCGCCATAGGAACTGGTAGGCGAACCTGCATCAACGTTCTGAAAAATTGGTCCGGTAGGACCGGTTGGGCCTATAAGGCTGACCCAACCGGTCCCGTCCCAGAAGCGAATATCGCTCACTGCACTTCCTCACCCAGAAGCAACGAACTAAATAACAATCCACACGTCGCCAATAGCAGGAGACATCGGAGGCGTCTGCGGCCCCGTCGAATACACCTCAATGGAATGACCTGTCGGACCCGTATCACCCGTGGGTCCTGTGTCTCCGGTCGGTCCGGTATCTCCTGTAGGTCCAGTGTCACCAGTCGGCCCGGTGTCACCTTGGGGACCCGTAGGACCGGTGTCTCCTTGAGGACCCGTGTCACCCGTAGGTCCGGTATCGCCTTGGGGACCAGTCGGGCCAGTGTCACCCTGAGGTCCGGTCGGGCCGGTGTCACCAGTGGGGCCTGTATCTCCACGAGGACCGGTGTCGCCCTGTGGGCCAACAATCTGGCCAACGTTCGTCCACGCAGAACCCGTCCACGCATACCAGTCGCCTTCGTCCTCGACGATGCGAAGGTCACCGATGTCATTACCGAGCAAGGGAAGATCGGCGTACGTAGCAACGGCTGCGCGAGCCGTCATACCTATGCCCTGAAGACCCTGAGGACCGGTGTCGCCAGTAGGACCGGTCGGGCCGGTATCACCTGTCGGACCCGTGTGCCCGGTAGGACCAGTCGCACCCGTCGCACCCGTGGGACCTGTATCGCCCTGCGGGCCAGTATCACCAGTAGGGCCGGTATCTCCCTGCGGTCCCGTCGGGCCAGTATCGCCCGTGGGACCTGTGTCGCCCTGAGGACCAGTGTCACCAGTTGCGCCAGTAGGGCCAGTGTCGCCTTGAGGGCCAGTAGGCCCGGTATCGCCAGTCGGACCGACTATGGAAACCCAAGCCGTTCCTGTCCAATATCTAATGTCCGAGACAGAGTTAGACATCTCAGATTTCCTTTCCTATTTAGGGAACGATCCAACGATCACCGGGTTGGGGATCGCGCGGTGCAGTAGGAGTTTCTGTTTGAGCTGGTGCATAAAACGCAGGACCCGTAGGCCCCGTTGGGCCCGTAGGACCCGTACCCCCGGGCACACCTGGAATGCCCTGAGGACCAACATTGGATAGTGAAATAACGAACGCCTGCTCAACCTCAACAAGCGAACGCCTGTTCTGCGGAAAACTGACTAATGCCACCGCGTAACCTCCGGATCGACAGTCACCGAACCTTCAAGAAGCCGTGTTACCTGACCGCCGTTACCGGCCTTCAACTCCAGGTCGTACACAAAAACCCCTTGCTCCAAGGACTCTGTTGTCTCAGCATCAAGCTGCAACAGAATCGTCCCCTCAACACCACCAAGAACAATGCGATCGTTACTGGTGGTCAACGTCAGTAACACCGTGCGACTTGCCGCCAACGCACGGATCTGCATCTCCGCCATCCAGCCCGTCAAATCAACAGGCACACCCGGATCAGCACCAGCAGTCCACGTCAAAAACAAATCCCACGAAGCACCCTGATAAATCGTGATGTCCATCAACGCCGGCTCTTGCATAACTACTCCTTGTCCAAACCGGCATGCTCAAGGAGCCGAGCAATGTTGTGCGAAATATCAGCCAACGACTCCCCGCCATTGCGGTACCCCGGCTGAATAGGTTGAGTCGCCTTCGCGATCTCCTCCCGCACAATCTCAGTCACTTCACGCGTAAACTTCGCCGACGCCAACCTGACCATTTGAAACACAGCAGCAATAACTGCGACAACACCAGCGGCAACAGTTGCCACCGACGATGCCGCGTTCATATCGAAACCTTGGCTGCTTACTTCAAATAAGGCCTGAATAGTTGTCATGGCAAAATCCCGTCACGTTACGACTTTGACGTCTTTGACGGCGCAGAAGCAGGAACGAAATCGTCAGGAAGAGCGGGGCTGACGAACTCGTCAAGCTCCGCGTCGTAACGATCCCCAACCCCGGCGTACTTTCCGCGGCGAGACCCCAAGAACGAGGTATCCAGCCAGCGACCCGGAATACCGTTAGCGTTGCAGTACTCCGTGACCTCATCATCATTGTCGTTGCAGTAAGGGATCACGATGACCTGCTCAACGATCCCGTCCTCGTTGACCTTGGCCGCGTGCGCGTTGTGAAATGGCATAACTGTTTCCTTTCTTAGGTAGATTGTTGGATTGTTTACGAGGTTGCCCAGCGGATAATGACGACGCCCGAGCCACCGTTACCGCCGGTCGTTCCAGCAGTAGCACCGCCACCGCCGCCCGTGTTTGTCGTGCCCGCCGTGCCCGATCCGCTGGAAGTTGCTGCACCGCCGCCACCAGTCCCACCGGCTCCATTGACGGTGTAGCCCGTGCCTCCACCGCCACCGGCATACGTTGTGCTTGTGCCTGTGATGTAGGAAGCCAGTCCAGCACCGCCAGCGCCGCCCGTCGTGCCTGTGCCTGCTGCGCCTGCGGCGCTCGCTCCACCACCACCACCACCGGCCCAGTTGGTGCTGCTGACATTTACGCCAGTAGCGCCGTTGTTGCCCTGTCCGCTTGTGCCAGTCCCGCCAGCGAGCGTCCACGCTCCACCACCACCAGAGCCGCCAGACATGCCTGTTGTGTTGCCGTTCGCCACACCTGCTCCACCTCCAACGCCATAAAAAGGTCCGATGCGGCTGCTGAGGCCGTTCTGTCCGTTGTAATTGGAGGACTGACCGGAGCCGCCAGCGCCCACAATCACCGTGTACGAGCCAGTCGCCAAATACACCGACGAGTTTCCGGCCTGCGTCGTGTCGAGCATCCCACCGGCTCCGCCACCGCCAGCGCCAGCACCTGTGGACTGTTGACCACCGGCTCCCGCTCCGCCCACAACGCACACATCAAAGAACCCGGGAGCAGTAACCGTAAACGTCCCAGAAGCAGTAAACGACGCCACCGAATAAGAACGGCCATTCACGCCATTCGTGCCATTACCCACATACGTCGAGCTTGTTCCACCCGACGCGACAGGGCCAGCACCGCTGATGCCAGTGATCGTGCGAACGATGACAATGCCAGAGCCGCCGTTGCCAGAAGCATTGTTGTAAGTCGCAGCGCCGCCACCGCCACCTGTATTCACAGTCGCATTAGAAGCAGCACTTCCGACCGCGCCAGCACTACCGCCACCAGAACCAGCCGCGCCACCAGCACCAGAACCACAACCGCCACCGCCACCGGCATAAGTGACAGAGGAGCCAGTTATCGAAGACGCTTTACCGGAACCACCAGCGCCACCAGTAGTAGAAGACCCATTGCCGCCGACAGATCCAGCGCCGCCACCGCCACCACCAGCAGCAGTCACACCAATACCACCGGCATTTCCGATAGAAGTGCCAGAAATAGCAGATCCACTCAAATAGGGACCATTGCCTGAACCCGTGCCGCCACCAGAACCGCCAGCCGGAGCCGGACCATAGGCAGCAAGATTGCCGCCGCCTCCGCCGCCGGGAACCGTGTAAGTTCCCAATGCAGAATACGTTCCATTATTTACCACTATTGTTCCTGAGCCAAGAACGTATGGTCCACCCGCTCCAACGGTAACCGTGTAACTTCCAGCCGCCAGAAAAATCGGTTGTCCACCTGACTGCGTGGTGTCCCACATTCCGCCAGCACCGCCACCGCCGCCTTGGTATGACGAGTTGCCATATGTCCAGCCGCCACCGCCGCCGCCGACAACCAGCACATCAACCACACCCGAATTAGCGACAGTCAACGTGCCCGACGCAGTAAAAGTCTGGACGTTATATGTCACACCACTCGACGTATACGAAGAAGCCGTCCCACCAGAAATAGCTGCATAACTACCAGGCGAAGGCACCGTAGGACCAGTACTCAACGTTGTTGAAAGCTTCTGAATAGCCACAATCACCACACCCCTTGAGGACACTTAGCTCGAGCCAGCCACGTCTTCGCCGGCATGAAACACCCACACGAAGAACACTGACGAGTAAACGACTTAAACAACTCACATCCCTTACACGCCTCAAGACGTGCCTTACGGTCAGCCCTACTGAGGTACTCCTCAAAAGGATTCAGCATCGTCATGACACTGACATCGTCGTAATCAAGATCAGGATTCATCACGCGGTCCTGTACGCGATAATGACAACGCCCGAACCGCCAGCACCACCGGAATGACCACTGTTGTATCCACGGTCGCCTGCGCTACCGCCACCACCACCACCACCGCCAGTGTTTGCGGTACCCGCAGACCCGCTGGAATAGCAATTGTTGTTATTGAAATCGGAGCCGTGCCCTCCAGTGCCACCGCCACCAGAACCGCCAGAGGCGCCCGAGTATCCGCAGTTACCGTCATCTGCGCCACCGCCACCGCCACCGCCACCGGCGTAATAAGTTGAAGTACCGGTAATAGTGCTCAAATAACCGTTTCCACCTGATTGCGCGCCATTTCCGATAATGGTTGCTCCACCGCCGTTACCAACAATTGATCCACTGGCACTTGATGTCGAAGAAACAAGGCTGGCATTTCCGTTAGCGGCACCAACAGTTACCGTATTTGAACCCACCGACAACGTGGCAGTTGTGCTATTAACATAACCGCCATTGCCGCCGGACATGATTACTTGAGAGGAAGTGGAAGAACCTGTTCCGTTATATCCGGCTCCCACAAGTAGCAAATTGAATGCACTTACGGCTCGTGTAACAGTGAAAGCTCCAGAAGATGTAAATTTGTGCACGTTCCACGTCTGACCTGTGCCGTTGTAATTCGTGACCGTCGTCAGAGTGCCACCCGAACCAGCGTTGAATGCCGTAACTGTTTGAGTTTTGGGTGAGCAAATGCCCGAGAAAGTGTTGCTAGCGTCGTAACCGGCAACCGTGAACGTGTACGAACTTCCCACGGTCAAGCCAGTTACCGAGTACGTCAACACGTTGCCAACGTCAATTGCAGACTGGCCCGAAACCTGAACCAAGTAACCCGTGGCATTCGGAATAGCAGGCCACGTCAACGTCACATTGCCGTCACCCGACGCCGTCGTCGCAACATCCCAGCCAATAGTTCCGCCAGGGAAAAACCCTGTCTTATTAGTGACCAGTCGAGAAATCGTCATTACGAATTCTCCACGCCATACGCGCTGATGTTCACCGTCGATGCGCTTGTAGACACATTTAGGTAGCGGGCGGTCGGGTCCATCACCAGACCAAGGGTCAACGCAACAGTGTCGTTACCCGCAATCGTGGACTGATACACGACATACTTGCCCGCCGCATACGTGGCTGTGGCCGTGTTGATAGCGATCGTGTACGTGGCGCTAGAGCCTGACGTATTGCAGATCACAATGCTAGAAATGACTGTGGAGGTTCCCGCAGTACCTGAAGCTGCGTACAACTGCACAGCCGAGCCAATCGTACCGTTACCTGCAGCAGCGCCAAGCTGCTTGTATGTCGCCGCCATGTCAGGCTCCCATCAATAGAAACATGTCACCAAAAGAGGCCCCGCCGCCGGAGGAGCCAGTCACCTGAACCCACGCCGATCCGCTCCAGTACAAGATCTGGTGCAGCGTGGTGTCGAAAATCAACTGGTTTGTAAACGGGCTAGCAGGCCTGTTTGCCGTTGACACCGCCACGGGGGCCTCATACAAGCCAGCGGACGTGTCAGCAAAAAGCTGAAACAGCGCCCGAAGATCGGCGACGTCCGCATACGCCGGAACGTTGAACACCACCGACCTGCCGGTAGGCGTGTAGGAATGCCCAGCGTCTGGCATAAAACCCCTCCACGATGATTCAGGATGCCTCAATACTAGGCGTTCTGAGGCATCACGTCACAAGATAAGGGTTGTCACCTTCAGACTGAACGGAAACTTCTCCCGAAATAGAAGTGTCATAAAACGCCTCCGAAGCGTCCGGGATCTTCACAAACCTCATCGGAGACTTCTTGACTCCCTCCATACCCGCAGGAGGAGGTTGCTTTGAAGCCGCATTGTGCATGATCGCGAAAGCCGCCACGTCGTCAGCCAAATGGGAATTCCACCGGCCAGGGGCATACACCTCTTCCACCGTTGTCCCCTTGTGGGAGTCAAATGCAGGCGTATTTGACGGCATCAGGTACTCGCCGTTTTCCACAGCCGAGATGTACTCCACTAGCAATTGGGTTCGAGCACGCCCAATCATGAGGATTTTGCGGGCACGTTCATCGATCAAGTCATTGACCACGTTGCCGATACCTGTGCCGTCATGAGCTGCCACAGCCTGATATGAATTCAGTACGTCATTGAACATGTCAGCCATTTCCGGCCACGGGCGCTTATTTACCCGCCTCAAATACACAATCCTGTGAGGCTTAACATCCGTACGGGCCACCACAATGACCGTCTTGTCCTTCTCTTTAGCCCAGTCAGCCCCTACCGCATACCAGGCATCATTACGAGGCTCCTCAAATACCCACAGGTCGTCGTTACCGGCATGACGCTCATCAACTGTGTCCATATCAACAAAGCACTTATTGAGTTTCTCCAGATCGAACGCGCGCGACCCGCCAGCGGGCTCACCCAGCTCATACTCGACGCGAAACAATTCAGCAGGAACCGAAGCCCTCTTACGTTCAATGAACGCCGGGTCCATCCAGCCCGAAGGATTGTCATCGGTCTTCAGCACCTCGCGAAAACACCACGTCCGTACAGGTAGGCCCTTACTCAACGCCTCGTCACGCACTGACTGGAACGTCCCCACGGGGTTCTGCCACGTTGACGAGGCCACCACCATTTCCGGGATCACAATCCCCCGCGCATTGGGTTTGGCCATCGCCTGCCCCATGGCAGCGTCATACACCTTGCGTTCCATCTCATCGATCTCATCCAAAGCCGTCATCTGCGGGTGAGGGCCACGAACAGTCTTTTGAGACGCCGGCAACGGCCTAATCCAGTTACCGCCCGTAAACGTGATCTGGGTTTGAATCTGAGACGCCACCGCATACACCGGGGCAGCAGGAAACAACAGCAAATTCTCAATGTGCTCTTGCACGTTCTGCGACTGCGCCATTGAGCCACCCAGCAAAGCCACGTTGATCTCCAACACGGCAGCCTTCGTCAACGCCAGCAATGCCAGCATGAGTGACTTACCTGTACCTCGAGATCCGTACCACAAAGCCCAGTTTGACTGATTGCCGAAATAGCCCTCAGCAAACGCGTCGAACGGTGCTACGTGATCCGGGCACACCTTCACCCGACGAATTTCCACGCCCCCCAAACGCTTGACCACCCACCACCACTCCTCTTTATCCCGGGGAGGCCGCGGCAAATGAAGCCTGGGGTAGACCCTGTTGTCGTTCTCGTCCAGCAAGATCTCTGTCATCTAGAAAACCAGCAAACCGATGGCCACCATGGCGCCACCGGCAAGAAAACCCATGATTCCGCCGAGAATGACGCCATCACGGTAACCGCTGGTATATCCGTTTTGATATGGCCAGCGGCTCACGAGTCAACCTTGTATCGCTTGGCTTTACGCAGCTTCCAACGCCACACAAGATCGCCAGTCTTCTTGTCCTTCTTCCAGCGACCAAGAAACTGCTTCACAGCCCCGGCTCCACGCTCACGCACTGACTGACGGTGTTTGCTGATCCACGAAGGACCTGAAGCATCTCATCGTCCTCGAAACACGTGTGGGCGCTGACAAAAGTCAGCCACGCTTCAGCAGCGTCTTGACGGCCTTTCATGTACGCCCAACTCTTGACGTCCTCGTACCACTCCAACGGGACAACAGCCCGGGAGTAGTCGATAGCAGGAACCTGAGGAATCTCATTGACAGGCGGTGCAGGGATTTCGTGGATACTCATGCTGCCTCCTTAGTGCGGCGGGCCCTGAGTTCAAACATGCCTTCCCATTCGGGGTGGGCTTTGATGAGTTCTCGGGCATACAGGCACGACAAGTTCTCGTTGATTTTGAAATCGTCGGTCTTGTTCGTGGAGAGGGCCATGTCCCATCTGAGACGGCCAAACAACAGGCTCATACCGGTTTTGGTGACGCCTGCGTTTCTTAGTTCACGTATGAGCTTCTCGAGGTACGTAAACACTTGCGGGTTTTGTGAGTGGTAGGCCTGGTAGGCCTGTTCCCATCTGTCCATGTGCTACATGGTGACACATTTTGCATCTTTTTGGTATTAGGTGTTTCGGTGTGTTTTTGTGAGTGTGTTGGGGGTTGTTTGTTAGTAGCTCGGCTGTCTGGCGTGGTGTTTTGTGGGTGGTGTGTTTGTGGTTGGTGGTGGGGTGGGTGTTTTTTATGTTGGTGTGTGGTGTTTGTTTCTTGTTGTTTGCATGCCGGCTTGTTCAGCCTTCGCTACGGAAGTCTACTGGGGTTGTCAAGTGCAGTTTGTTTCTGGTGGTATCACGGTGTCTTAGTATTGTGTCTTTGGTGAACTTTGTGTTGCATTCTGCAACTGTTTTGGTCTAGTATTGCTTCTATCTGGGGAGGGGGAACGTATGCCTTCCTTCAAAAGCTTGTAACAGCTCTTTTTATGTCTTGAGCAAATCTTTTAAACCTCCCAACCAACCCCTGTTTTAGAGGGTTTGTTGGGTTTATTGGGTTTATTGGGTGTCCCGTCACGCGTGACATGAACTCCCTGATTCCTCGCTTTGCTCAGCTAAGTATCGAGCAAATCAAGCCACTCAAGTCTTTGAAGAAAGCTCCCAAACAACCCTGTCTACTTGGGCTTATTGGGTTCATTGGGTTTATTGAGCGTTCCGTAACGCGTTACAAGTACCCCTGGTTACCCCCCGGGGCTTTGTTATGTCCTCGATCCCGAATCGTTACCCGGTAATGAGGCATTCTGATACGTCTAGGTACAGGATGGGGGTCCACTTAGAAACAGCATGCAGATCCACATAAGCCGGATCAAGGAGACCACATGAGCACAGCAAACATCTACGACATGGCCTCCCGGCAGCCCAACGAACTATCCCCGGAGGCCATCTACATCTCGGCCCTCATCGACTCAGGCACCTATGTGCCCTCAAAACACGGAATCTCCGACAGGCACTTCACGTCCTGGCAGCAAGTCCACACCTTCTGCACCGACTACCAAACACACGCCGGCAAATCGCCCACGGCGCAGATGATCACCAGCAGATTCCCTTCCTTCCCCTACACCCATGAGCCGCAAGTCGACGACGGATATCTCAGCTGGACGGCCGAACAACTGTCCATCGACACCATGACCCGAAACATGCGAAGCGGAATGCTTTCAGCCATCAGGCACCTTGGTGAAGACGACTACCACAAGGCCCTCGCGGAACTCAACGAAGTCATCCGCACCTCCACCCCACGAGCCAAAATGGGGCGGTCCTTCTCAGAGATCGACACGCGCGCGAGCATGGACTTTCAACCCGCGCCCGTCTGCCTCAACCACAACGACTCACTAGAACAAATCACGGGCGGCATCAGGCCCGGAAACCTGTGGTTCGTGGCAGCCCGCCTCAGCGTGGGCAAATCGTGGATCCTGCAACAAATGGCTGTCGCAGCAGCCGAAGCAGGCTGGAACGTGAACTTCTTCAGCCTTGAAATGACCGAAGAAGAAGTCGCTGACCGGTTACATCGCATCGCCCTAAGGGACGTGCCGAACTTCCATCAACTCCCCAACGATGAGCGGATGGAACGTCTCAACGAATGGCAGCAAACCAACGGATCGATCTACATCAGAGACCCTTCTTACGGGCCTTTGGACGCTACTGAGATTGCTGCCTGTCACGCCCCAGAAACCATCACCGTGATCGATTACGCGACCCTCATGAAGCCCACTGCTTCCATGTCACGTAATGCCGAGCATTGGCAGTCCGCGGCAGGAATTAGCAAGGAACTGAAGCAAACAGCCCTTGCCCATTCCATTCCCATCATTTCGGCTGCCCAAATCAACCGCGCAGGAGCCAACTCAGAAAAAGCCCCTGGAGCCGAACATTTGGCTGAATCCGACCAGTTAGGTCGTGACGCGGACGTAGTGATCACGATGCGTCGGGAATCCCGCCGCGTACTGATGTGCAATCTGGCCAAAAACAGGCACGGAAACGCCGGCCGTAGATGGCACGTCATCCTCGACCCGGCCAACGGGAAGTTTGGAGAAATCGACCGAGATAAGGCATTCGAGCTCATTGAGCAAGACATTGCCCAAGACGAAGGCTGAACCCATGGACCCTGATGTCGCATTACACAACGTCAGAACAGCGTTGGAGAAAGTCCAAAACGATCTGGACACGCACTCCCTTATCGATTACGACAACGTGATTGAACTTATTGAACATCTTGCCGCTTTGGACGGATGGCTGTCCAAAGGCGGTTTCCTACCAAGTCAATGGCAGACAGAAAAGGAATAAGAGTGAATATTAATTGCATTATTAACGTGGGTTACACAAGCAACAAAGTGGTCATTGGTCACGATGGAGACGCATTTTCGTTGCAAATTTTGAAACATTCAACTGGCGCAGAGACTTCTATGCTCAAAGAGGACATTGAAGAACTACTAATTGCGTGTTCAGCGCTTCTTGCCGCAACAGAACACCTCGACAAGGAGTACGTCAATTACGAGTACATCGGGGATGGTGAATCTGCTGACGCGTGGGATGACCTCGATTTGGAACCTGAGCCTGAGCCTGCGCCGAAGCAAACAAAGCTGCCCAAACCCGTCGGCAAGACTTTGGCAGAGGCTTTGGCTGACGGCTCGTTGACACCCAAGTCGTGAAGTCACACACCCTTGAGGAAGCACTCAACACAGGAAGAGGAGTTGAACGCCCTTTCAAATGCCACGTCCACGACGACACCAACGCATCGGCTTCGGTAAACGTCGTATCCAAAGTGTGGGTGTGTTACGCGTGCGGGGCAGCAGGACAAGTCGACAGTAAAGACGTCGCCCCAAACCTTGACGACCTCATTAACGCTCTTAAAGGAGAAACAGTTGTTCGAACGTATCCGGAATCATGGCTGGACCTATTCGACTCCCACGAACCCAGTCCTTACTGGTCGGCCAGATACGGCACAGATGTGGCGTCCCATTACAGATGCGGAACCCACCCCGTCACAGGTTTCCCGACCTACCCGCTTCGGGACGCAGCTGGACGGATTAATGGCGTTGTTGTCCGTGACCCGGACGCCAACCCCAAATACCGCTATCCGTACGGATCGCGAACATCAGCAACGTTCTTCGGGCACATCACACCCCGCCCCGTAGTCGTGCTGGTAGAGGGAGCCGGAGACGTCATGGCCCTCCACGACCATCCAGAATCCTGGACAGTTTTGGGCTGCTACGGAGCCGGAATCCACTCCCCACAAGTCGACATTCTTCGACGACTCAACCCCTCCGTAATCGTCCTAGCCTTTGATGATGATGATGCAGGCCGTGCCGCAATGGGTCGCTCAAGCGACCTATTAGGTACTTTGACGCATTCTTTGTCATACCTATGGGGCAGCATCGGGGGGAAAGACCCCGGAGACGTGCCAGACGGGCAGGCCGTGCAAGGCCTGTCAGCACATCTGGCCGCCAACGGGTACAGCAAATACGCCCACTAACAAGGAGAAACCGTGAGTACCGACACCATCAGCGAAGAGCTGTACACGCAGGAAGAACTCGACGCCATCCGCTTGGAGATGGACCGCTGGGTGCAACTTGATGCCCAAATCAAATCCCTCGAGGCTGAACGCAAAGACATCACTCGGTGGATTGCCGACCGCGTCAAGCACACTGCCTTTTGGCAGCAGGGAACAGACGTCATGACCGTTACGGTCGTACGCCCCACAACAGCCGAAGTTGACTTGGATGCCCTTCAAGAGCTGGACCCCAAGGTGTACGAACTGGTGTCATCCACTAAGACGGTCGTTGACCGTGAAGCCCTCAATCAGTTGATTGAGTTTGGGATGTTTGGCCCAGGCAAACAGGCAGCCAAGGCGCTGTCCTACAAGTCCAGTTCGCCGAGCCTGCGGTTTAAGTCACGCAGCATAAACGCCCCTAGTGATGACAACTAGCAGCATTCGCGGGCTGCAAACCAAACTCGTTGGCGTATCGGTGTACGCCGACGCAGTCCGCGACCTCGAAATAGGCCAGCAACTGCTGGTCGAACACGAACCCGACAACGCGTACGACGCAAACGCGTTGAAGGTCACTAAAGAAAACGGAGACACCGTCGGCTACATCGCACGTGACGTAGCCAAACGCGTCATTGAGAAGGACACAGAACGGGCTTTCACAGCCCACGTCATCAACACGACAACACACGAAGGGGTAACAGTCGGAGGGTTCATTCAGTTCCCGACACAAGCCGGCTACCTCATTCCCGTCCAACAACACATCACACAGAAAGAAGATGACATGAGTAGGTTCACCATTCCTGACGAGGTAACAGAGCAGGGTGCTGGCGGCTGGGAGTCAGACCGTGCCAGCAGGGTGCGCGTCGTCCGACTCGCTGCAGGCAAGCCCATTACCGTCATTCCCCTGACGGACTACATGACGTCTTCTGCTGATGGCGGCTGGGCGTCCATTCGCGAGGTCAAGGCCTTTGGAGGCGTACGCATTGCCGGTGAGAAGGA